GTAGCCATCTTTGATTGCGATGCTCACCATGGTGACGGTACTGAAATGCTATTGAAGAAGAATAAGAATGTTATGACTTATTCAGTTCATGAGTATGGAATTTTTCCAGGCACGGGTTTGATGAGCGATTGGAAACACCGCGCTTACAACTTCCCGCTTGCATCTAAGTCGGGCGATGAAGCCTTGCTATCTGCTACCGAGGGATTCCTTCAGGCTTGCGATGAATTCAAACCTACGATGATTTTCGTTGCCTGTGGTGCCGACGCTTTGAAGAATGACCCGCTCTCATCTCTTGAGTTCACCAAAGAGGGTTACTTCGAATCCATGCGGATGATTAGGGAGCAATACTTCGACCATCCAATTCTCCTAGGCGGAGCGGGTGGCTACCAGCCTGACACGGAAACCCCTGACCTATGGGCGACAGTTGCCCTCGGACTTATGGCGGTTCAAACCGAGGTTGTAAAACCTTAACCGTTACGATTGGTGCCATGAACCCACCAAAAAAACTGCTGACACAAAACAGCGAGTTAAAGCCTGACGGAATCTTTAACTGGACTCTACCTGCCTTTGCAATAAAATTAACAGATGGAAGTAATTTTAATGTTTGTCCGCAAGCAGGAGCCTGTGCAAGTTTTTGTTATGCAAGAAATGGGACTTATCTGTTTAGCAATGTGCGCTCGCGCCATGTCTTAAATCTTGAATATGTAATGCACTATCCCGAACAATGGTTCGAGCAGATGTTGGCTGAGGTGCAAAAGCCGAAGATGATTGGCAAGCACATTCGGATTCACGATGCTGGAGATTTCTTCTCTGAAGATTATCTCAACCTATGGTTGAAGATTGCTAGGGCAACTCCCAATGTAACTTTCTATTGCTACACAAAGGAAGTCGCATTATTCAAGAAAGTCGTAGAGCCTGACTGCCCTGCGAACTTTCGTTACCTTTACAGTATGGGCGGAAAGCAAGACCATCTGATTAACAAAGAGACTGACCGCCATGCTGAAGTTTTTCCTGATGATGTCGCTATTTTGGATGCAGGTTACATGAGCCAAGATGCAAGCGACTTATTGGCTATTACTTTACCGAGTAACAAAATCGGCATACCCGCTAATAACATCCGCCACTTTAATAAAAAATTGGCTGGTCGTACTTTCGGCGATGTGCAAGATGAGATTGACCAAAAGCGCAAAGTGAAACTAAGCGGGGCATAATGACAACAATCCTTGCCGTTCAACATCCCGATAAAGTCTCTCTAGGCGCGGACTCACAGGTAACTGCTGGCAATGGAAGAACTGCTAACCATCCTCAGATGGTGAAGATAAGTCAGAAGGGTGATTACATAATCGCGGGTGCTGGAGAATGTGCGCCTTGCGATATTGCTCAACATATATGGATTCCTCCAACTCCTGCCGCTAAAGACTGGAATAACCTTTATCACTTTATGATTGCCAAGGTTGTCCCGTCTCTCAAAGCCTGTTTCAAAGAGAATGAATATAAGTGGGACTCCGACGATGATGAAGCAAAGTTCTCTTTCCTTGTTGCTATCGGTGGCGAGATATTCGAGATAGCCGATGACTTCTCGGTGTGCCTGGACTCAAAGGGTTTCTACGGTGTTGGCTCGGGTTCTAGTTATGGAATCGGTGCGCTATCGGCTGGAGCCTCACTATCTAAGGCGCTCAAGATAAGTTCGGATAACGACGCCTACACATCTGCCCCATTTATTTATTTTCATCAGACAAAGCGAAAGGTTGCATCCTCCACTAAAAAGTAGTATCCTAACCCCAGTTGTATATCCTTACAACAAGAGAGGAATCTATGGAGAATCAACAAGAACTGATTGACCAAAAGTTCAGTCAGATTGTAAACAAGCCAACAATCAAGATGAAGCGTCCACCATCAAAGTTCCCTGAACTGCGCTATCTATGGGGCGCTACCTTGCTAGGTAGTTTTATCCTGATTGTCATTAGTTCGGTAGTTACTACGATTATCGAAGCCCTGTAATCCGCACACGCAGATTACGCGGGACTCAAAGTAAGTTGGATTAGGAACGGGAATCACTCGGTAGCAATCAGCCGAGTGGTTCTCGTTTTTCCATATATCGTTCGGGGTCATAAATAGTTAAAGCCTTTGCTATTAAGTGAGGTTGTAAAGTCTTTGCATGATGTCCACAAAAGTAAAGGTCACCATTTAGAAACGAGGCTCCGACCTTTGCCTTGGCTCCGCATCTGTCGCAATTCTCGAACACTTCAAGAGGCGCTCGAACCATTGCGGTCATTTCTTTGTCTTTGACTCAGGTGGATATTTTTCAATCCACGCTTTGATTCTTCCGTCTTTGTGAAGTCGCACTATCCATCCATCCTTTATCTGCATTGGATTAAATGGATGTTTTGTTTTAGCGCTTCCTTTTGTCATTACTTAAGGCGCCCTGCATTTGTATCTGTGACTGGACCTCCGACAATCCAAGCACGGCAAGTTCTAGCGCTCGCACATTTGAAATCAAAAGCCTCGCAATATCCCAACTCACCAGCCTCAGTTACATCCCAAGCGGTTTCGCGGGTATCGCCTTGGGCTAATCCGCCTTCGATACATTGAAGCATCGCTGAGGTTTGGATAAAAGCGGCGCAGTTGCCACATCTTTGTTTCATGGCTTCCTCGGCGCTTACGCCCCATTCAGCCCCTATCTTCGCCCAGTAGTCATCATTAGGCTCGGACGGGTTCAAAGGACCGTACATAGCCGTCTGAATGGCTTTGGCACGGTTCTCAAGGTTGGCTCTTACATCCTGCGTCGCTGTTGGGCATGAAGCCTTCAATAGAGCGGAGACTGCTGGTGTAAGAGACATGAGCCAAGGGTATCAGGCGAACAGATGTTCGAATTGTGTGGCACAAAAATACTTTAGAAATATCCTTGTTTCGGGATGATTATTAACCCCCGTTGTGTTACACTTGATGTACGAGGTAAAGAGAGGAAATGAAATGGCTAAAAGAAGTCAGTTAGAGGTGGGTCAAGAATGGGCTTACCACAGAGAGCGCAAGCACGGACACATTGCTTACGGCGGTTATTACAAAGTCGTTATTGAATCTGTCGAGCCACATGAGCAAAATAGATACGGTGGCGGAGTCAGAAAAAGCAACAGCGGTTTAGGCGTCTTAGTTTCTGTCCACGAAAAATGGCAGGGCGAACCACGCGTTCACCAAAAGGTTGTTCAGTTGAGCCAGTTATGGAAGCCATGGGCTGAATATGAGGTTGCTCAGGCTGAGTACCTAGTTCAATACAAAATCTCTCAAGAAAAGGCGAAGGTCGCTAAGGCTGAGGGAGAAAAGTATAAGCAAGAAGTTTACAACCCTGCTTACAAAGAGTTCATCAAAGTGATTCAAGAAGTTAGCGGTGGCAAGTATGTCAGCGGTTGGACAAGAATCGAAGAGTTACCAATCGAAGTCTTACAGGGCGTCGTAAAGTTGGCTCAAGAAAAGGCGGTAGCGTAATGACTACAACAATCGAAAAGGTAAAAGTTGCGCCTAAAGTCGGCGACATCCTTTACTCATCATGGGGCTATGACCAAACCAACATCGAGTTTTTCAAGGTGGTCAAGGTCAGCGAGTTTTCCGTGTGGATTCAGGAGATTGGCAAGAAGGTCGTTGATGTAACAGGTTGGGCGCATCAAAATGTGGTGCCAGTTGATTCCCCTGAATATCAGGTCCGCAACTGGGACAACGAAAAGGATGATTGGGACAATGTGAACACATTTATCACAAAGACTCATCCAATCCAGCGCAAGAAGATTCAAGACTACGGGGACGGTTACGGCGTCAGCCTTAACTCATTCTCATCGGCTTGGTTATGGGACGGAAAACCAAAGGGTCAAAGTCAGACTTGTTAGATTATTAACCCCAGTTGTGATATACTGGGGTTGTTCTCAGAGAGGGGAATAAAATGGCTCAGAAAGCAGTCAAGAAGATTGGTCAGTATCGCCTTTACAAAGTAGAGGGATACGGAATTTACGAAATCTACTACGGCACAAAGGCAACTGGTGTTCATGTAGAAAACATCGCTAACAAAGAAAACTTTGAGTGGGCTGTTGGCGAAATCAAGAGAGGCGTTCAACAGGCTGTTAGAGAAGGCTACGGAATAGGAGTGAGCAACTAATGAGTAAATATGAAATTCAATCAAGTGGCAAAACTGTCACAACTGTTCATCACGAAGCAAACACTTCCCTTAGTTTTTCAACTGAGGAAAATCCAGTCAAGGTATCAATCTTTGACAAGGAGTATTTCTTAAACTATGTATACATTGAAAGCGTTTGGGAAGATGGCGCTTATATTCCTGAGCCATACATCAAGGTGAGTTTTGTATCTATCTTGAAGAGTGGCAAGGCTGGAGACAAATACGATAAGCGCGAGTTCGGTATCAAAGATATTGGAAAGTGGATTGTGGGCGAGGAAGATTTATTCAAGTCAATCTTCAAGCAACACGCTGAAACTGTTCAAAACATTATCAAAGAAAAGGCGGTGGCGTAATGGGGTGGGATGTAACTCAGGTCGGTAGCAACATCACAACTCGCAAGTTTGTCGAGCATGAAATCAAACTGTCATACGACGGAGTTTACGAGGCAATCAAAATTGTCGAGGGCAAGAATCAATACGGGCAAAAGGCTTTCTATGTCGCACTCAGGAAACTTGAGGACGGCAAGGTCGTGGCGCTTGTTTATCTAACTCGACGCAAGAACGGTTCAATCGCCATCAAGGTAATTGGAGAATCATCAGGTCCAGCACAAATCGAGGCTCCAGCATCTTTCATCGGGTTGCTATCACCAACTCAAGATGAATGGGCATCGCAATGGCGAGCAGACTGCATCAATCACTACATATCAACTAAAATCCTAAAGGGGGTTTCATAAAATGGGGTACACACATTACTGGACAACAAAAAGCGAGCCGCTACCTTCAGACTGGCAAAAGTTCTTCGAAGGTGCAATCGCAATTATCGAGACAGCAAAAGAGGCTGGCATCGACCTAGAGGACAACTCAGACAAAGCGGGATGGGTAATTAACATCAACGGAGTCGGAGCCAATGCTCATGAATCTTTTGTACTTGATTCAGGAGATGAACTTGGCTTTAACTTCTGCAAGACTGCGGAGAAGCCTTACGACGCTGTTGTAACTGCAATCCTTATCCACGCCAAGGCAATCCTCGGCGATGCTATCGAAATCAAATCAGACGGCAACTGGGATGAATGGGACAGCGGGAAAGTTCTTTACGAGACAGTCTTTGACTCTCAGCCTAAAAGTGTCTTAGCGTGAGCGACGAGATACTAGCCGAATTGGTGGATGAGTTTGGCACGGGGATTCTCTCGTCATCTCATCCACACACGGGTTTAACTTTGAGGCAATGTCAGATTTTGTATAACAAGTACGGACTTGAAAAGGCTACTGAGATAGTGAAAAGGTGGAAGAAGTTAAACGCTTTGAGGGACCTTAAGTAAATCTGCAACTGTGATTGTAAATCCTTTTGTTGAATACTCGGGGCGATTCATCTCACGCCTTATTCCGTAAAACGCTATCGCCTTACTTACTTTGGCGGTAGGAACTGTTAGCACGGAATCTTCAAGGATAAATGACCAATGGCTTGCCTTGGTCGTACTGATGCCCGATGCGTACCAGCAATCAAGAACATCTGACCAGCACTCTGTTTCAACATAGAGATTGCCTGTTTCTTTCCAGCGTCTATCGCGCTTGACCTCAACTGTTTCAATCGGTGCGGTCAATAGTGAATTGACCATAACCTCGCCTTGTTGCCCGAAGCGTAAATCTAAATCCCAATCAGAGCGACTCATAGTGTTCCCCATTGATTTGTTTGTCCGATAGATATTGGCGCAATGCTTTGAATGACTGAGCGGTTCTCGTAGAGCGCTAAGAGTATTGCCTCAGCGCGGTCAGGGGAAGCGACGCCCCGTTTCTTCATATCAATCTTTGACTCAATAACAACTCGACCCGACGCATCCGATGTATATGTTGGACCTGCCATCTGAGATAGCACGAACCTATCTACATTCAATCTAATATCCTGTTTGCCGTCTTTAGGCTGAACCATCTGCCGAGCGTTCCACCACATCTCTGCTCTTTGATTCTTGAACTTGGCTTGGTCTTTAGGCTTCTCGGCTACATTGACTGCGATGATGTCAGCGGCGAGCGCTCGCTCTTTGCACCATCTATCCAACATGGAGACAACGCCCCAACCTAATCCGATGGTATCGACCTTGACTCTAATCCTGTCCCGCACTCCTCTTTCTTCGTGCAACTTAATACAGGCTTCAATCTCTCGCATGACAACACCTGCGACATCAACTGCGTTAGCATTTTGCTTACCCGATGAGCGATGAACAATGCTTACTGCTCCGCCATCTAATCGAGCAATAACAAATTCATCTCCGCCATCTGATGCAATATCAACACCAAGTTTAATTATCTTAGATTCAATCGGCTCTTCATTCTCTGTTGCTAACTCAGCCCATGCAAAAGGAATGACCTTGCCTGTACTTGACTTAGGGAACTGAGCATTAACACGGGCTTCAACGAATGGAGAATCCTCACCGAACTCGGAGATAACATCATTAACCCAAGTTTGGTCTACGAGGTGCGTCTTAACTTCGTGGGCTTCTATGTAATCAGGACATGAGCGACATCTGCCAGTTTCCTCACCCGTAAAGTTTGGAGTGTCAAAGGCGCTAATCGGAATGATGTTGTAAAGCGGACTCGAGCAGATTCTTTCGAACCATGTTTGCTCTGTATCTGTTGGAGGGTTACCGAGGACAAGTAGTTTCGTATTACCACCCGTCATAAGCGACTCAAGGGCTGTACCGATTGTGTCGGATAAACCTCCAGCCTCATCAACTACTACGAGCAAGTTAGGTGCGTGGATACCCTGAATCGCTGTTTCATCATGAGCGGCGGGACTAAATCCATATCCAACTACGGTGCCATTGATTTTCCATTGAACGGTGTCGGCTTCTCCAGGTAGATTGTTCTTTGAATGAACTCTTCGGATTGCCGCCCACATAATGTTTCTAACCTGTCGGTGTGTGGTCGCTGTTGTAATTGCAACTGCTGTCCCAGGCGCGTGACAAGATAACCACCAAGCGACGGCTCTCGCGGCTAAGTGAGATTTTCCTGGAGCGTGACAAGCGGGAACTACTGTTCTTTTATTTATCAGCACGGAATTAAGAATCTCTTTTTGTTTACTCCATAGGGTTTCATTCAACCCTTGCTCAACAAATCCAACTGGGTCGTTCTGCCATCTAGCCCACGGGTTATCTAATTCAGCATCAAGGATTACCAATAAGGCATGACGCTCATCAGGTGTAAGCATTGCGAGCAACTCAGCCTGTTTGTTTGAATCGCTTTCGAGGAACTTATCAAGAAGTCTCTCGGTCATAAGTTAAGCGCTCTTCGTTTTACGGGACTCGAGGACCTTGGCTATCTTCTCTTGTAGTTCTCCCATGGTGACTGTAACTCTAACCTCTGACACAGAATGGCTCAAGACTTCTTGCTTATCGACTCGACCAAAATCTTCAGGGACTTGACGCTCTAACCACCAAGCCGATGCTTTCCAATCTCCTTGACTAGCCGCGCTGGATATAACTGCAACCTTTTTAGCGATTGCCTCCGCTCGCGCCCGTGTGAGAGACTCCAAAAAATTCAAATATATTTTCTCCTCGGGTTTAGGTTTAGCATCAATCAGGGTTGCCAACCTATCCCGCTCTACCATTCCACGGCTCATCCAGTTATAGAAAGTGGACTCAGAGATGTTTACCATCGCTACCGCTTTGTTTACTGGCATACCAAGGACAATGAGATTGATTAACTCCTCGCGTTTAATATCATCAAGGAGAACTGTTGTTCCTTTAGGTCGCCCCTTTGGTTTAGCGGGTTCCTTCTTTGCTACTGCCGTTGCCACTAGAACTCCTGACCGATATACCAAAATCCTAATTCAACATACCAGTTGTATTTTGAAATAGTGAAGCCGAGAGCGAACCCGCCTGTTCGACCATAGAGCAACCAAGACTTGCCTATCTTTTTCTCCATAGGTTTATTCTACCCTCTTAGCAACTAGAGCAATAGTTATATGCTCGAATGTTATCAACACCAGTTTGGAACTCTTTACCGCAATGGTAACAACTGACAGGCTTTGTTTCAGACTTGCTCTCCAGTTTGGTTATCTCAAATCCTAATAGTTTCATTATTGCTCCTCGGTTGTACACGCTTCAACTGGGATAAATAATAACTCAGCGATGTCTTTCCATCCATAAATAGAATTCGCCCATTCGTTTAAGTCCTCGCTATGAACTCTCATATTGTGGTCACCGACTCGGATGGTGGTTCGACCCACAGGAATATGCCCAGGCTTAGATTTTCCCCCTGCGAGAATCTCTGCCACTTCTTCAGAACTAAAGCCTGTTCCCCGCAAGCCCGTACTCATAAGAAGTTTGTTCAACTCCTGTGGGTCGTATGTTGCCAAGTCAGAGGTTCGATTATCGACGATGAGGATTTTGATTTCCTCAATCTCATCAACATCAACCCAATGCACGGCAATTTTCTCCCACCCTAACTGAAGCGCACCTTGGTAGGTGTGATTCCCTGAAAGAATATGTTTGGTTGCTTTATTAACTACGATAGGTCGGTACTGCCCCATGTGTGTAAGGGACTCAATGATTGCACCGATGTCGCCTTCTCTTGGATTAAGTGGATGAATCTTAATCTCATTTATTGGGACTGTCTCTATATCCGTGGCGCTAACTTCAGAGCGCTCGCCGCTTGGCTCAGCCTCAACTGGTTGGCGCTCGGGTAATCCCAATCGGGTTTTGATTGCCTT